TCCATCAGGTTGAAGTAGAGAACCTGTTCCGTTGAATTCAAAATATGAGCCGGTTGTGTCTGATAAATATAATGATGCACTATGTATTACAGCTACTCCTTCATCTTCAACGTCTTCCCTTGTTGTCTTAGGAAAGGTAATTACTGATGAAGCAACAGTAGCTGCTCGGCCATCTGCTATTAATAATGGGACAATTGTTCCTGCTTGTGTTGTTAGAACTATTTCAGTTTTATTAAAATATCCTTCTGACGCAGGTGGCCATGTGCCATTTATATGTATTGCTGTTTTGCCTGCAGTGGCAGCTATAGCAGATTGTGGAGAAACTGAATAGTTCCAATAGCTTCCTTTGGAGGATCCCCAATGTACAGGTACCATAAACTCATATCTTGCGTCTATGTGTTGGTCTCTTTCCCAACATCCCATATCTCGTATTATTGGGATAAACGGATCATTCTTAATGGTTACTTCTAGTTCTCCAACAGTTGTGTTATATAGGCTTAAAGGGTTTCGTTCTCGTTCATGTTGACCTCCAAATCCATATGCAATATCAATGGGCGGTAACATGTGCGCTTGGTCTCTATGTCCAAACCTGTGGCTCGGGTTAATTAGGTCGCCATATCTAGATTCTAGCGGTCCGCGTTCATCCCAATCAGAGTAAAATGGATCTCCAGGACCATTATGCTTAAATCGTCCTAGCTCAGTTGTAGCTCCGTGTAAGTGAACTCTAGCTGCTGTTTTTCCTTCTAATTGTGTATGTTCTATATCAGGTATTCTCCAAGGAAACCTAGGTCTTTCAAGTATGTGTGGCTCAATTGTGATATTAAAATCAGGCTTACTTCTAGCTGGAACGTTCTTTCTCAATTGACAAAGAATTTGTCCATCATAGTATTTGACAAGGTTGAAAAATTCTGAGTATTGGAATGGTCCGAAATGTTTTAGCCAATAGTGATTATCGTAAAAAACAACGTCTGGATAATATTCCATATATCGTGCACGAGGATCTCCAACTAGGTCATTAAAATCTATTCCTCCTAATTGATGTTCTATATCGATATTTATTCCTTCAACAGGATTCAACTGTATTGAAACTCTATTTTCATCCTTTGGTTGACTGTCTCTTGCACTTATTGATGATTTTTTTGTACTACTTAGTGTTCCATTTACAAGTGTATTTTCTTCAATTCTTATTTTTTCTCGAGGTTGCAAGCCAATATAGTTTGGTACTATTGTTGCAATTCTTTCGTATTGATCTTCATAATCATTTAGGCCAGAGAATCCACTAGATGTTAAATATGTGCTTCTATTTCCAGCAAATGGGGTTTTAATGTTTTGATTTGGATGAGAAGACAGTAGTTTTGTGCCAGTTTCAATTGGATATGTTTTTAAGTCTGCTCCTAGAGACCATCTAGCTATAAGGTCAGTGTATGATGATGTATATGTGTTTCCGTCAATGGCCATGGGACTAAATACATGGTTATCAAATGCAGATTCAGCTAGTGGTTTTACCCAAAATCGTAGCTCTTGTAGTGAGCCGCTAAAATTGTTATATAATATTCCTGGAGTTCTATTTATTCCCCATTCTATACTATTAACTGCTCCTCCAACAAATAAAGAATCATAGTTTGTTCCAAAATGACCTTCTGCATATCCTATTGAAAAGTCGGTATTTGTGTTTTCAGGCGTGTAGAAACTTGCACTAACATATCGGTCATCGTCATACCCATCGGAATTCCAACTTATATTTGCAAGTTTTCCAGTTGTAGTGGATCCATTCTGAATCATACTAGACGAAACTTCATGTGAAATTGTTGCTCCTGACCAGTCAGACGATTTCTTACAAAATAGATCATATGTAAATGTTTCAGTAACTTGTACCGGCACAGTGGTGGCTGTTGGGGCATTTCGGCGTACCATGCAATTCCACCAATCACCATCATAAATAGGGGCCCAGTCGGTTGAACAAGATAAAAATGTTACAGGATATTGATATGTTCCATCATTTACTCCCAAAGCAAAAGTCATTCTACCATATTTACTACCTTCATCAATTGGAAAACTATATGTTTCACTTCCACTTGGTAAAGATGAGGCATGTTCTACAGCGATGAATGAACTTGAATTGATTTGAACAATTACCATATCTTGTTTATTGGAATTGTCATTGAGTGAATCAAAATCTAATTTTCCACACTTTAAATTGTGGTCCATCATATTTGGCATCTTGTACCTAAATTCTATTGTATCTGGATATTGTTCTCTATTGCCTTGGTCAGCCTTTATGGTTGGATCTACAATCTTGTCCCATGATGCTGTTAGTGCACAGCTTCCATTAAAGCTCAATGCATAGTTATAATAGTCATACTCATAATAATGATTATCAAAATAATCTATTGCAGCTGGAGCGGTTGCTTCTTGTATCTTGAATAGTGATTGGGGTACCCCATATATATTCATATGGGCCTTTAGTCCTTCTAATGTTCCCTTTGTTTTCATCAGATGCGGTAAATTATTTAGAATTCGTTTTGAATATTCATGTCGCACATCTGCTAGTGCAACTGAATGTGATGTTTGGTACCAATCTGATGCATATATTTTTGTTTGCGTAAATGGAGAAATTCCTTCCACATAACTTTGACTTGCAAACATGTCATCGGGAGCATTCCAATATCCCCAATCACCTATACTCTCATTTATTGTTTTATTACCATAATTACCGTCAGCATCTGTACCTAACAGGTATGTCCATAGGTCTGAATCATTAGCTGGTTGACATTGATTATAGCCCATACTTTGGAGTGCTACAAACAATAAGTCTTTGGATAACATGTCTGATCCTGAGAATTGTCCTTCAATTAATCTTGCATCTATTACATTGTGCCTATCCCACATTTCTGGAATTGCAGAAACATATAAATAAATGTCGTCATAGAATTGTCCAACCATGTTTACAAATTTTATGTATTCACTATTTGCAGTTTCTTCTCCTCCAATTGATGGATCTTGATGTATATGTAATGGTACAGCTGTATTTATTAAGGAATTTATATTTTTTTCGTCATACATTGATGCAGATTTTATTGCACCATCATACCAGTCTAAGGCATGTGACGAAGTTACAGACGCACAAAGATATGGTGACTTAGGATACGGCTTATTTGATACCTTTGGCCAAGTTGTTGGCCAGAACTCTCCTAATGAACTAGAAACATATGAAGCTGATTCATTATATAGGAATTTTTCATAATTATCAAAACCAGCAACTATTGCATTTCGCCGTACCTTTTGGGTATTTATGTTTGTAACATAATGATATGATTCCGCGTGGTCATTATTTTCCAGTGTTGTTATTTGTGCATCATAATATTCCATCTGTGAAAGCTTATACTTGAAATTATATAGTCTTTCTTCAGCTGATCCAAAACGTATAAAATGTTCATATCGTCTATAATCTACTACCGGGGTAATACTGTCCATGCTGCCAGAAAAATATTTATTTAGTATTTTATTTAAGACACCTTCTTTTGCGTTTGTAAGTGAATTGAAACTTTGAAAACCAGTTGTTCCACCTCCTAGATTATCATCATCTCCTGCATTGAAATTTGCCGGTCTTAATATGTTGATGTGCTTTTCTAGTTCAGGAGATTCAACAAACACTGTTTCTTGAATAGGGGTTATCATCTCTTGAACAATCCAACATGGAGATTTGACAGTGATTTCGGCTGGCAGAGGGTCATATAGTTTCAATACAATTGAGTATGGAAATTCAGGAGTTGAAAGTTTGTCAAGTTGCCAGTTAACAGCTAATGGAACTGTTCCACCACCAAAATTAACATGGACATCTACCCAGTGTGCAACATCTCCCTTTATAGATAATTTGTCACCAAAATCTTCAAATATTTCTTGCTCTATTTGAGTTGCATCTCCACTTATCTTTAATCGTATCTCCGTTCGACTGGCACTTATTTCGTCAATAAATAAATCATTAACACCATCATCAGGAGTACCAACAAGTGTTCTATAAAAATTGTATTTTGCCAGAAAGGTACCAGATGATACATATTCTCTAATATCGTTGTGAATATCCAAAAATATTACCGAATCACTATTTATTGTGCCATCATCAAGAATAGCACCTTCTGCGACCTTATATGTTTCTAAGTCTCCATTCGAAAATAATAGACTTTCACCATCAGCTGAAAATATGCTGAATTCGACACGGTCTTCGACATCAAACGCTTTGCCAAAATCAGATAATATTGGTTTTGACGGTATAAGCTTAAGATCTGCGTCTTTATATTTTTTATTCCAACTCATTATAGTCCCGGATTAATTATTCGTTTACTTCTACCAAAAATATTATTTTTTATTCTATTTGTTGCTACTTTTTGTACTTGGGATATCCCTACCACAGCTCTTTGTGGTACACTAGTTGGCAGTGATTCTTTATTGATATATCTGGATTTGGTCTCTGATGCTAAGTGTTCCGTTACGTCATCATTTGATCGTGGTTCCGGACCATATTTTGGAGTTCTCCATGGATTAAAGTCATTGTAATTATTTTTCGTATACCATTCAACGTTATTATTATCCCATTCAGTTCGTGTCCATTCGTTTTCGTTGATGTCAAAATCCATCCAGCCTGTTGTTTTAGGAAACTGTGCATTGTGTGCATTGTCTTCTATCAATTCTCCAGTTGGTTGGCCATATCCTATAAAGGTACCTTCTGGATCTGTTAGTGCCTCTCGCTCAATAATCAATCCTCCTTTACAAAGTATATATATCTCTGAAGTATTAGTGGTACCCTTCGAGTTCTTAATTCTACAGTAATAATATCCTGTGTCAAATATTGTTCCATTTATCAGAGATAACTTTTTATCGGTGCCTAGTATTTTATTGCTAATCTTTTTCCTAGTTTGTAGGCCGTGTTGGACTGGTGCGTCAGAGTTATATATCCATTCATATGTTAATCCATCATCAATTTCAACGTCATCTTCTCCCAAATAACTATATGCATCTGCAACCAATACTCTACTGTGGTTTCCTGGAAATTGATATACAATTGTGGCTAACATAGGGTCTTCAAAAATACTGTCACCATCTGTTATTTGGCCGTCTGATGTTCCATGTGTAGGGAAAATAAGTATTCCAGTTTTTTCAAATGAGTTAGGATTTTCTCGCAATATTGGAGGGCCTGTAGGTCCATACTCTATTTTTTGTATTAATTCTGTGATGTTTACGTCAACAATATCAACATATTGGTGTTTTTCTAATACATGTCGCTGTGGGACAATTACAAGATCTTGGCCAATTTCTGAACTGTTGTTTTGTGAAATTATATTACCAGATAGATCTCGGTGAGTTTTATCTGCATCGGATGTTAGATAATCAAATGCCAAATTTATTTGAAAATCTTCAATTTCCTCAGATGTTATATGGGCTCCTGCATCCCAAGGATAATAATCCTGTTGGGATGTTCCGACATTTACCGTTCCGTCATCTGATGGATGGGTTACATATATTTCCTTATCTGAGATTGCATCGTGGTTTTCGCGGTACGTGCCTCGAAGCTTAGGATTACCAGTCGTTTGAACTGTTGTATTTCTATATCTTGGTTTTGGCATATTAGTTTACCACCTTGAATGTTAAGTCATTGTCAAATATTTTAGTAGTACTTCCACTAACACTTTTGATTATTATTTTATATCTACGGCTAATTTCAAATTGGTCTAACCAAATATCAAAATAATTACCACTTGAATCACAGCTGATTTTTGTATACTGATCGTCGTAGTCAATTATCTTTTCTCCAGTTTGATAATCTTCAATTGCCCAATACGAATTTGTTGGTAGATGTTTTATTGCTAATTCTGCTGACGTATTTGAGTATGTCTTTGTTATATATCTGTCTCTTCCAGCTAATCTAAACCTCTCTCTACTATCCACGTGAATTTTGTCTCGATTATTTTTAACATATACAAAAACATCACCTCCAATATCTAATTGAGATAGGCTTTCTGTTAGTGGAGAAAAGTCATCCCATCCAAACTGGAGTTTTGGTTGGTAAATTGTATGGGTTTCCTTTGAAAAGAAGTTGATATTACCGTAATTGGCTCCATCATATTCAGATGCATCTGTTCGCTTAATCATGAATCCTTCATTACGCAAAACAGGTCCGCCATTCCAACTTCCACTAAGCCATGGTGTAACAATATCTGTTACGTCTACATTAATATCGGAAGATTCATATGTAAAGGTCTGAGAAATATTACTTCCTGTCCACCAAGTTCCTCCGCCTTTAAAGGTTTGAGTTGATAAACTGCCAGTAGTACCCGATGCGAAAGGAATATCTACGGATGATGTATGCCATGACTTATCTGCAACTGTTGTGTTTGCATTAGTCCAACTTGTTCCTTCCGTTGTTTTTGGATTGTGAGTTGCTCTACCGATTCCCATATTCCAAGACTGTGAGATAGCGTTTACCGATATGGAATAGTCATAAGGTAATGATACAGCCGTTTGTGTATATATTTTTAATTTTGCAACAAACGTATCCTGTATATCTCCTGAAAGTATAGACTTTGATATATGTGTTAAATCAAAATGCGACATTATTCTGGAGTTATAAGTTTTGTTAGTTTCAGACGAAGAAATAATCTTTTCTAATTGAAGGATTTCATCTAAACCTGTGTTTTTTGTTATAAATTCTTCATATATTGTTGTGTCTTTAGATGAAGTTATACTATAAATCATAATTATGCTCCAATAATTCTAGCTTCAATGTCAGTATTTGGAAATTTTACTTCAAATATACTAGGATCTAAAGAAGGATATACTATATTGTTTTTAGTTGCTTCTTGAATATCATAATAATTTCCGGAATATCCTGACTCTGAGTCAAATAAATTTGTAATCTGCAGACCGACAATTGATTGTACTCCTTCTACTTGATCTAGGGTAGCGGCTAGGTCTGACACTGAGATTGGCTCATTTATTTGCCATTTGTCAATCTCAAAATATTTTTTTGTTTCGTGAATAGCCCTAAGTAAAACTTCTTTAGTAATAGTATTTGGGCGAGTAATTATATCAAATTTAACTCCAATATTAATAATAAATGCATTTCTAAGGTTTATACCATCCGTAATCATTCTGAACTTTTTTAGATATGTTTTCAAATTAGTTTTAACGGCTGTATTTGACTGAGTTAGAGTTTTATTTGAGTCATATGATAGGGTATATATATTTAATGCCAACGGATTAAATTCAGATTGCTCTGTAGTCGGGTTATATTGTTCGTCTCGTTCTATATATGCCTTTGCAACACTTCCAAATTTTCCTGGAAGAGAATAAACTCTTGCAATATAATCTTCCTTAGTTACAGCTCTATTTTGGGAAGCGAATGATGCTAGAGCATTTTGTCTAATTTCATCAACAGTTTCTTGACCTCTTCCTCCGGTTGCAGCTTCGGGGTTTGTACAGGCAATTGAATCCTTACAAAAGGTTAGGACAGAATCACTTAAGGTTTCATATGCACCAACAAAGTTTTTGCCGGTTATATCAGTTAGTGTTTTTGAAGATACATTTGAGACAATACCACCTCCAGTGTAATATCTAACAACCATTGTTGTGTCTGATGGAGCTTGGCCGTAGGATCGTGCAAATAACACATTAGTTGGATCGTATGAGTTATCTAATCCACTAGTATTTCCATATGGTAATTGCATACCGACATTTGCAGGGTTAGGAAGTATTACTTCGTCGGCGTTTGCTGAAACTCCTGCTCCAAAGTGTAATTCTATTTGGTTATCTGATGTTATCCTCTTGATGAACCTCTTTGGAACTCGCCTTAGTGACAATATATATGGTACTTCGGTTGACCAAGTACTCAATAATGGATCAGTATCATCTCCCATTTTAACTTCAGTGTATACAGTATCTTGTGCTAGATAATCTACCTCATGCCATCTATTTCCATCTAGGTCCCGTACATCTGCAATATCTAATATATTTTTTGGAATTAGCTTGATTCTATCAAACTTCTTTGGACTTTCAAACTGAAATTTCTCAGATTCTAACTTGCCTGATATAGCCTTCGTTGATTTTTGTAATAAAAAGTATTGTGGGATCCCAGTATCAGCATCGACCTTATATATTGAAACCGCGGTAGGAGATAAAGAACTAGAATATTGAAAATTGCAATTCTCTAATGTTCGAAATTCAACTTCAGTATTCTCAGTTGATTTCACAGTTAATCCTTCTTCAACTTCTAATGCATATCTAAAATCTGGACGAACGTCTAGGCCATTTCCAATTGCTGGTACCTGCTGAAATATATCTAGCATGGTTGTTGCTGCAGCTGAAGGCTGTGGCTTATATCCTAATGCTTGGGAAATATCATAAATGTTTTGAGATTCTTCAGCATGTAAGAGCATAGATTCTCTAAGTTGATTATCAATATATAACGATAATACATCTCCAACATATGCTGCCATTTCTATGAACATCATTCCCGGTGAGGATTCATTAAAATCATTGTAGGTATCTGGAAAATATACCTTTGCAAAGCTTTGTAGTTTATCTCTGAATTGAGAAAAATCTTTATTTAAGTATTTTACTTCTTTTTTTACTAATGCCATTATTCTGCCCCTATCACTACGACAATTGATTCTTCATTAAACCTGTTTCCCTTTAATGCAAAATCTATCTGTATTTGTACGCCATTAAAATTATCACTAAAACCATGGCTAACGTCTGCCACTCTGACATCTAGTGTTTTGATGTCTAAATATGGTAGCCAAAACACAATTGCCTCGTTTATTTCTGTTTCCATTTTGAGTAACATTTCTGGAATATTATTGTCAAATAGAAAATCGTAAATCTCAGTACCAAACCACGGCTGAAAAGGTCTTTCTCCTTTCCTAGTCAATATTAAGTTCTTAAGGTTAGCCTTTGCAGCATCGATTGTTAAAAATGTCTGTGGGAATGGAGCTCCGCTATCTTTTACCATTGGAAGATCTATCCCAATAGCTGCATTTTCATCTTCGTCTACAGGATTAACTCTAAATATTTCTCTAGGTAGTTTTGCCATATCTACTGTTTATTTCTTTTCATTCATTTTTTTAACAAGTGTGGAATAGTCTCTAGTTAATACGTCGGCCATTTTACTGCCTACGTCTACATGTTTTCTGTCACTTGGAAGCATTTGTTCAATCGACGGCTTTCCTGTTTGTGCTGGTATATCGCCATATCCCATCATACTAGCTAGGCCTGATCTTGCATCTTCTCTATTAAACTCCTTGTTTCCCATGGTTTTCCATTCTTCATCTTGTTGGGAATTTGCAGTTTCGTTCAATATCTTGTTTATTGCAGGATCACTTGTAAAAGTAAAATCTTCCCTTTTAGCTGGTTGTGTTCCTTGTTCATGTGGATTTTTAGGAGAATTTTGTATATCTACTAAACTCATTCCATGTTCAATGTTTTCCTTTGTTAAAGATTTTTTACCTAGTGCGGCTTGTAGTTCTTCTCGAACGACTTCACGGACTGTTTCTTTTATTATTTCGACTAGCTTGCTTGTTTTTTTCATAATTTACCTCATTTACTCTTATATAAATATCTTAATCATAACATTTTTGTTGTTGTGGACGTTAATCGTTATAACCACATTGGTACCGGGACTGGTGGAACTCCAGGAAGTACATG